CTATACCACAGCAGCAATGTACGCAGGGATTGACCTACCTGGTTTACTCAATGAATTTCCAGAATTGAGTCGATATACCACAGTTGGTCCAACTGTTCCTATGTTGCCGCCTGTCACACAAGACTTGGCTGATGCATGTATAAACAACATCGGATTCAATGAGGATACCGGTGAGATCAAGTACAACATCATCGGCATGGACAGACACGGAGTAGTTGCTGTCGATACCAGTCCTTGGCGTGCTTATGAACATATTGAGAGACTAGAGCACATCTGTAAGATTGTATTGGCATCCGGCAACTATGGAAAGTAAACAACAACATAACCTATCAATCAATCTAGATTATCTAAATCGTATCGATTGGCATAATCATGATGGAGTAAATCTAGGCATGATTAATGATTTTATGCGCAATCAGTTTTATGATAAAATACTTTCTCGTTATGTAAAAGATCAGAATTGCACTGATATCGGGTTTGGTACAGGATTACTCTCAATGCTGGCACTAAAACACGGTGCTGGGCACATTCGAGCATTTGAAATTGATTCTGACCGTTACGAACTGGGCAAAGAAATTATCAAGCGGCTTGACTTGCAAAATCGAATTGAGTTGATTAACGAAAAATACGATCGGAGCTATCTTTCTGATTATGTCACTTTTACTGAGACTGTAAATGGCAATTTATGGTGGGAAGGTCTTTGGAACAGTTTACCTGTCGATGATAAAAATATTTTTCTTCCTGGAAGTTATTTTTTGGAAATGTGGGCGGCAGAAGTACCTGCAAGTTTTGCTAGCGGGCTACAGGTAATTGGGGAATCTCAAAGTAGTTTTAATCCTGGTGTAGATATCGATCCTGAGTTTGTTTCAGTTGTCAATACTCTGTCAGGCAAGATCCCTCTAGAAATACTTCCTTTGTCTGCAGGTATTGTAAACTTCAATCGGCAACAAGAAACTGCATGGGGTTGGATTCCCTACTTGAGAGCAGTACAAGCGGGCCAGGTTGTTTCTGGTTATTCTGTAAAGTATTACTCCGAAGACATTGATGAGTTCGTTCTCAACATTGAAACAAGTCAATGGAAAAATAAAACCATGCTGATCGTTCCTCGTATGGGCATGAGTCAAGACTCTGACAAATTATATTTGGATACTGGACATTGGGGACCAGGTGAAAATCCCATTTTATTAGTCAACCCCTGTGGCACACTCGTTGTTAAACACAACGTTCGAAACGGGTTAATTACATATTCATTGGAATCATAATATTATGAGCAAAGCACAATACAACCTAGCAACCAAAACTGACTATTTGAATCGCAAGATGTTTCTGGATCCAGCTGGTCCTGTCACTGTCCAACGCTTTGAAGAAGTCAAATACAACAAGATTGCCAACTTTGAAACTACAGCACGTGGTTTCTTTTGGGTTCCGGAAGAGATCAGTCTCACAAAAGATGCTGCTGACTTTAAAGATGCCAGCGATGCTGTTAAACATATTTTCACCAGCAACTTGTTGCGACAAACAGCACTAGACAGCTTGCAAGGTCGTGGTCCAGCACAGGTGTTTACACCTTGTGTAAGTTTGCCAGAACTAGAAGCTTTAATGTATAATTGGAGTTTTTTCGAAACAAACATTCACAGTCGCAGCTACAGTCATATTATTCGCAACATTTATAACGTGCCCAAGGATGTGTTCAACACCATACACGACACAGAAGAAATTGTTGGCATGGCCGCCAGTGTAGGTCGGTACTATGACCATTTGCACATGGTCAACTGCGAAAAAGAATTAGAAGTTCCTGTTACAGAAAAAGCACATGTCAAGGCAATTTGGCTAGCACTACATGCCAGTTACGCATTAGAAGCGTTCCGTTTTATGGTATCGTTTGCCACCAGCTTGGCCATGGTAGAAAACAGAATATTCATCGGTAATGGCAACATCATCAGTTTGATTCTGCAGGATGAATTGTTGCACAAGGGATGGACTGCATTCTTGATCAATCAGGTCATCAAAGAAGATTCACGCTTTGCCGAAATCAAAGATGAATGCGAAGCTGAAGTATATGAAATATATCGAGATGTTATTCGTGAAGAAAAAGAATGGGCAGTATATCTGTTTAAGAAAGGTCCTGTGATTGGCCTCAATGCCAATATCCTAATGGACTTTGTGGATTATACTGCTGTGGATGCCCTAAAACAAATTGGCATCAAGTATCAAGGTACAGCACCACGCTCAACTCCGATTCCGTGGTTCAACAAACACACTGACATCAGCAAGAAACAATCGGCCCTGCAAGAAACCGAATCAACCAATTATGTAATCGGAGTCATGAGCGATGATCTCGATTATAACCTATTACCAAATGTTTAAAAAGAACGCAAATGAAAACTCTAACTGTCTACACCAAACCCAATTGCCCCTACTGCGATCAAGCCAAAATGCTTTTAGAAACTCGCGGAATAGTGTATACTACTGTTAACGTAGCAGAAATACCTTCTGCTCGCGAATTCTTAGTTGATCAAGGCCTACGTAGTGTGCCGCAGATTTTTGATGGCAGTATCCTGCTACCAGGTGGCTTTCAAGGCCTAACTGGTCAGCCCGAAGAGTTCTGGACAAACCTAAAGGAAAACAATGAACATTGAAAAAGACGAAATTTTGACATTTAAACTGATCACCGGCGAAGAAGTTGTTGCCAAGGTTGTCAGTGTTGTTGATGGTATGATTGTGATCAAGCAGCCTGTTACTTTAGTACCGGGACAACAAGGCCTGCAGATGATGCCTAGTCTGTTCAGCGCCAATCTTGATCGCGATGTCTTGTTGTACGCATCTGGCATCCTGATGACTACCGAAGTGCGCGATGATGTCAGGGCCGGTTATATCAAAGCAACAACCGGTATTGACGTGCCACCTAAAAAATCCATCATTACAGGATAACAAAAAGCCCCTTAGGGGCTTTTTTATTAGTTTTTAACAAACAAGAAAAACAATCGATCTTGGTCTTTCTTCATTAACTCTAATGTAAGGCCGTGTGTTTTTGCCAGTTCGTGGGCTACTTCGAAATTCCAGGGAAATATTTCTACCCACGGACCTTTGTTGGGAGTTTGAACTCCGTCGTGATCCAGCCCAGGATTGGCCCTCATCCATAGTCGACCTCCTGGCTTCAATAATTCAACAGTTTTTTTAAATCTAATTTCAACGTCGGCACGGCTGTTGAAATTGATACTGCCCAGTGCAATAACATGGTCAAATGATTCTGGCTCTACATTGTAGTCGAGAATATCAATCATAAAATCTGCACAATTATTATAAGGATCGATACCCACCAGGTTAGGAATCCTTTCCTTAAAGGGATTATATCCGCAACCCACATCCAAAACCTTGACAGCACCGTCTTTGTTGATTTCGTCGGCGATTCTCCAGCCAGTCCAATGATAAATGTCGGTTCTGGGTTTCCATGCTTCTCCAAAAAACCAAGCCAGATATCGATCGTCGGTGCGATCAACCAGTTGTTCAACAGTGCCTACAACTTCGATTACAACCCCAAAAGTGCCTTCGAGATCAGATTTAAATTTTTGCTTTTTAACAGGAGTCCATGGCAGGGAATCCAACACTGTATCTGCCCCCAGTGATTCTCTAATTTCACTATGTTTGGGTAAATTCCAAGTTTCGTGCAATTTTTTTACAATATGGTTAAAAATTTTGTTATTCATAATATTTTTGTTAAAATGATAAATAAATTTACAAAACACAAAAGAATTTTGTGTCTGTCGCAATATCTAACTATATATACCATAAATCTTAACAAGGAAAAATAATGAAAAACTTTTTATCTGCACTCTTGCTGGCAGCAGCAGCAGTTGTACCATTTGCTGCTGCAGCTTGGGAACCCACAAAGCCAGTTACAGTATACGTGGGCATTACTCCAGGATCCGGCAACGAACTTGCATTTAGAAAATTAGCCGAAATAGTTCAACGCAACAATCCCAAATTTGTATATGTGGTACAAAACATACCCGGTGCTGACAGTGTTGTGGCACAGAACAGATTTATTGACGCTGCACCCGACGGATATACTGCCAATCTACCCAGCCATATGAGCACGTATGTCACTAACGATATATGGCAAAAAGATATCAAGAAGTTCAAATATAATGATTTCACTGATGTGTTGACTATGGGCAAAAGTCCATTGGTATTGGTTGCCAGTCCTCGCAGCATGATAAACACGCCCGAAGACTTCATAACATTGATTTCAACCACTAAAAAACCCATCAGTATTGCAACAGGCGGCGGAGCTCATAGAACTGCATTTGAATATCTCATGTACCGCGGACAGGGAAATAAAGAATTGGTTAGACCCATTAGGTTCAATGGACCGTTGCCAACTGTCACTAGTGTGGCTGCATTTGATGGCAAATCTGGAACTGAATTCGGAATCATACCAATTGCAGTTGCCAAGCCGTTGTTGGATGCCGGCAGAGTAAAAGCCATTGGATTTACTGGCAATAGAAAAATGGATCAATATCCCAAAATACCATTATTAAACACTGTTGCTCCGGGTATCAATGTTTATGCTGCTTGGTCGTTGCAGTTGCCGCCCAAGACTCCTGCCAACATTGTTGATTGGTACCAACGCGAGTTTGCCAAAGCAGTACGTTCTGTAGAATACAAAG